GAGTGGTTTTACGCTTTGCAGGTAAATGTGCTGTAATTGTATCTGATACGATGCTCATAGTATTATATTAGCATCTAATCAACAGATGTCAATCAGTTTCTGATCAGTATCTTTTCAATAGTATCGTCAGTGGCTTTAAAACGAACAAAGGTATATACACCATTAAAGTTTACTGGTACTGGTTCTGTTTCTGCACCAGTAAATGTTACAGTAGCAACATCTGCCCAATAAGACGGATCGGTGGTATTTTCAAGTGTTGCTTGTATAACAATATCTCCTATGTATCCGTTTGCGTATATTGCTACAGTATGCAGTGCATTATTACCATTAAGTCCGGGATCTGCACTTAGTCTTTCACCAGTTTCGTCCAATGTAGCATAATAAAATTCATTGTTTAAAATCCAATTGGTTGCAATTTTACTTGCTTTGACTCCAGGAAAGCTGTTGCCATTTATATAGATGATGCCGGAACTATCAAAATTCCTATTTGCATAAGTTAAAGATTTGCTAGTGCCGTCAGTGATATAAATGTTATATGTGAGGTATTGTTCTCTCACATTCAACAAATCGTTTTCTGTAACTGTAACTTCGAACATTCCTTTTAATGCAGTAGAACTATCATCAGTAACTGTACAATTGCGTTCTATTATCTGATTTCCGTTTTCGTCAAATGCCACAAATACCGGAGTGCCTTCGACAAACATAGGTTTTTGATCTGCATTTAATAATCTAAATTGTAAGGCATTGTCTATGCCTCTATATACTTTTAGTTGTCTACTATACACGGGTCTATACTCCACTACGAATCCGGTTTCACTCGATATTACATAAGTAAAATTGTTGACTAAATATCTAGGTGTTAGTTGCATACCGAATCCTTTAATTATAGTGTATTTATTGTAAATGTTATTAAAAGAAATAGAACAACAATTTCCATATGTGAGTGTCGTTGCGTACGGCGGACAAGAGTATGTGGGCATAATTTCAAACCAAGATCAGTACGTTACCACTATGTTTGTTTACACTGCATTGCGATCAGAAATTGATAAAAAAGAATTACTTGAGCTTGGCGAAATTTGGTGGTGGGAATCAAATAGATTGATTCCAATTAATATATTTTTAAGAAAAGAATTTGAACAATTAAGATATGCAATGATGACAATGAATAGCAAGGATGTTAAAATAGTTGTTGGTCCTTGTGTTAATGTCAACAATTTGACTAACAAAAGAATCAAAAGAAAAAGTGTTCAACTGATCAAGAAGATTCGTTAAACATATCACACAACAGATTCATGTGTACTACCACAGCCATTGCGTAGGAAACTGCATGTGCCTTCTTGAAATAGTAATCACCATTCTCGGGCTTGGTCCAAACTTCCTTTGAAATCTGATCCCATGTATAGTCTAGCAGATGCCTCTTGGCTGGTCGAATAATTGCTAGCACTGCTGCTAGTTGTTCTATACTGCTGGGCTTTAGCTGTTTTAAAATATTATGATGTCCGTTTAAATGAAACACTCGATCAGTAAAATCTTGATGCTCCAGCAGTTCCCACATGGGTTCTCTATTCATCAACGATAATAGGTGCTCCTCGTTTTTAATGTCTTTGTAAATACTCACATTAAGGAAATCAAGTTTAAAGTATCCCCTAGTCTCTGCTGTTTTATAATCAATGGTTGCTAAATTGTCAACAGGATTTACTGGAATCTCTGTTACATAAATTCCAGTATTGTGCTTTTTACCAGAGTCAAGTTTTGCTACTCGGTGTGCAAGCAAACTAAGAATAGCATCTCTGTCAGCAAAGTCGATGTCAATGTCCATTTATTTTTTTCCAGTGTGAGCGGTTGTCTTGTGGTAACTGTCCGATATATTCTTCACCAGTTTCCATATCCACAAGTTTCCATTTTGCAGGACATTTAGTATATACTTCTAATGTTACAGTAATGTCGATTGCTGGTACAACTGTTCCGTCTTGTAATGTTCTGTTCATAGTCCTGCCTGCTGTGCTATTTGTTTTACTAGTTCAACATCCTTGACTTGTCTTTTAAATCTCACAGCCCAATGCTGAGGATTGATGATATTGATTAACATACCCAATTGTTCTTCGTTAAAATTTGCAAGTGCTGTCTTACCAGATTTACAATTTAGGACCAGCCACGGAGAAATTTTTCCATCCTTTATATCCCAGGTTATTCTATTGGTCGAAGCATGTAAAAAATAATTATTATACATGCTGTTTTTATCCGCAGCCCATTCGACCATAGTATTAATACTGCGTTCTAATGCAGTTTCTACGCTCTCCTTGAGAATCAGCTCAATTGCATATTTTTCATACATTTCTTCTTTGCACCAGTGATCTAACTTTACTCCGCTGGTGACAACATGATCAATATACTTTTCGGGATACAACGGCTTTACGTTGCTAATAAAACTTCCAAATTTAACAAATGCATTATAAAAATTACTGCCACAAAACTCTTCGTATGTTTTTTCGTTTTTATTTCCTGCACTAAGTTTATAAAACCGCTGGAAGGCATACAGTCCTAATCGCACACGCTTTTCATCCTTTTGTAATGCCCTGCGTTTCTTTTCACACATGTGCGCCATTAGAGTTGACTCTTTGGTGTAACTCTTTTTGCAATAGTCACATGTAAAATTAGATGTCAACTTTATCGTATCCGTGCTCTTTGGCAAGTTCTTTGACTTCTGCTTTGGTAGATATTCTAGCAAGTGTTTCAACCTCTTCTATTTTCATGTTGGGATAAATTTCCATCAACAATTTTATTGTTTTACTGGTTGAATCTTTTTTAGACTTTAATCCAAGCCAAGGATGAAATTCTGTTTTACCAGTGTTGCCGCACATACACAACAATTGCCATTGTAATTTGATATGATGTGTTCCGCCGATGTTGTTCCAGTTCTTATTGTAATACTCATTGGTTTTGAACACAGCAAGTTCTTGTTTTTTTCTATCGCCTTTGATACTGCTGATATATCGATTCAAATTCCACAAGTCGCCTTTGATATCTTTTTTACCATCGTCTCCGGCTGCATCATATAATTCTTTGATGCCCATATCTATAGCTGGGATAATATCTTTAAATAGGTCTAGTTCTTTATTTGCCATTTTTGAAGTTCCTAAGATATGTTATAGTGTATCCTTTATAATATAATAAAGGTCTAGGGTTTTGTCAAGTTGTTTCCTCAATGTAGGATGATTGTCTGCTAGTGCAAACAACGTTTTCCAATCGTCATATCCAAGATAACCTTTGGCTCTCGCGAGTGCTTCGGCATCACCTCCGATGATCCAGCGGCCTGCATAAAGACTTTTTTTAGGATCGTCTCTAAAACGTGCATACAACACGCCGTCGACATTTTCGTATATTAACGCTTCGTCTGCAAGTTGCTGATTGTCGGGTCTTTCTATAATCACTTGCGCATTCCATTAAACACTGTACTAGAAAATTTTTCGTTATCAGTTTTAATGCTATCAATGAGATCAAAATCTAAATCGTGTTCTTTCAAAATATTAGCAAGAGCAGCTACATCTTTGGGCAAACACATACCTCCAAACCCTCGTAACTTATTATTAACATCTAAATATAAGTCATTTGTTTTTCCAGTTAACACATAGGTATCTTTGACTTTACTATAATCACAATCGAGCTTTTCACATAATTCAAAAATAATATTAGAAAATACAATTCTCAAAGCAGCGAAAGAATTATTATAATATTTTAATATTTCTGCCTCAGTTGGCGAAAGTTGTTTTTTATTTTTTGGCAAATGTCCATGTGATTCAGAAACTTTATTATACACATGTGGATCATTTGTGCCCACTGCCAACAATGCATGATTATTAATAAAGTCGTCAGCAGCACAACGTTCTCTTAAAAACTCTGGCACAAAACAAATAATTAAGTTTTTATATTTTTCTATCATCTTTTCTGTAAAGCCAGGATACACTGTACTGCGTATACCCACAATGCCTGTATAAGAAATGTTGTTTAGTTGTTGTAGCACAGATTCTACAATACTAGTATCGCATATGTCATTTGCTTCCGGAGTGGGAACACATATATAAACAATATCAGTGTTTGATACTTCTTGTATTGAAGTATCAAACTTAATATCGTGCATTACTAAATTGTGCCCGAGCATATTGAATCCAGAATAATTAGCACTGCCTACAATTCCCATGCCAATGATGCCTATTTTCATAATAAACTTTCTATAGTTTGTTTTAACCCTATCGTCAAAGGTGTATAATTATTAAAACCTGTGAGCATACGTACCAGGCTAGTGTCTGGGCAACGTCTTTTTGCACTGCCGGTTTGACCGTTTAATATTTCTAGTTTGTTGGGATCAACGCCCATCATATCCATTACAGTTTTTGCAACTGTACTTATTTGTATTTCGTCTTGGCGTCCTACGTTTACAATGTGACCACTGTGATACTTGACTAAGTTATGAGTCATAGCAACTGCATCATCAATATAACAAAAACTTCTTGTGTCATCTCCGTTGATATAATACTCTCCTGACGCAACTCGACTGATAAATTCATTTAAAAAATGGTCTTGTTGTCCAGGTCCGTACACATTAAAGTATCGAATAATGATCCAAGGCAGTCCGCAGTTGGCAACTAAATTTTCGCCGAGGGCCTTTGGAATACTATAACTCCATCTTGGATTTTGTATGTCTTTAAACATAATCGGTACTTGTTCGTCAGTTGGAATAGAGTAATAACCTTCATCGATTGTTCCGTTAAAAATTTCGCAAGTACTTGCAAATACAAACTTTGTATTAGACCCTTTGTATCTATCAATTAGATTAAAGGTTGGCAATGTATTATGAAATGCTACTTCTGTAGGAATTTCATAAAATGATCTAGTACCGTTTATTGCAGCTAAATGCAGCACAACATTGCAGTCAGGACTACTGTGTGCAATAGGGCTGTTGCATAAATCTCCATCGCTGTCAAGTTTATCAAAGGTTTTGATTATTTCAACTTCGGAATCGGTGCTAGCGTAATTTAAATAATGACTACCAATAAATCCACGATGTCCGGTTACTACTAATTTCATTAAGATTTTGTTCCGCTGGTGCGTCTCACTATATCGTCATGATTGAATTCAGCCCAGTATAGTTCAAACGCAACACCGTCTTCTACACCTTCGAACTGATGAATCTTACCCGGCTTTACTTGCGTAAAGTCTCCTGCTTCAAGAATAGTTTCATCAACTAGTCCTTGATCGTCTTGCCATACACGAACAATCATCTTGCCCGACTCTACAAAAAAGCCATTCCATTTAAATTTGTGTTCGTGTTCTGAACATTTGTATCCTGCATTAAATTCAATACGATGAAATTCAAGAACACCGTTTGCATGTATCAGCTCTGTGGATCCCCATATTTTACCAGCGCGAATTCCCATTTATAATCTCCTATCTATAATATAATTTTTAAAATATTCTAATGCTTCGTCCCAGTATATACTCGGTCGATGGTCATTGCCGATATCTATTGCAAGCGTCCATCTTCCTTGAGTTAAACTTGGATTATAAGTTCCATGAGGTCCGCTTACATTTACTAAACTTAGTTCATTGGTAGAAGCTTCATACACTAAATCACAATCCTCTTCTTCTGAAAATTTAATTTCGTCAGGGTATTTTTCTATGATTTCTAAGTTCTTATTATTATTTGATCTATCTATAATTTTTTTAGAAGTATACCACCGTGTTACACCCGTGTCAGGCCCCCACGTTTTGTTTATTTTTACATGCGTGGTACCGTCTGTATGGGTGGGAACTTTTTGATTGTGTCCAGTAAAAAATCCCTCGCACTTTTTAACTCTTAATCCTATAGATGAAAGGAATTCATCTATATACGAATAGTCATATTCTAAATTTTTTAAATGAGTTACTTCGTTTAATGACAAGTTAAATTTTTCTGGTTTTATAATATTGATAGGTAAATCTAAGTATCTATGATAATTATTCAACTGTTTCTCCTTCACAATAATTTACCAAAGTCTATAATTTCGCTTTGTCGATTTATATCTTTTACAAAAAAAGCACAATCTGGCTTAGTAGCATCCTGTATCGGAACACTGAGTAAATGTCCATTACGCATCTTTGGAAAGAACCATTTTACATCATTATAAAAATTAATAATTTCTATTTTTCCAAACTGTGGCATTGTTCCAGTTAACGGATTAAATAAAAACGCCTCAAAACCTCTGTCATTTAAACTGGTCAACGGTAATACTTCTAAATCACTTCCGGCTTGGGAGCATCCGACTGCGATACACCAGTCTAGCGGCATAGTAAGTTCGTGTCCGTTTATCTCCAACACAATTGCCGGCGAATTAAAACTTTCTAAAAAAATCAAAGGATGAAAAAAGAAGTCCGGTTCTTGTGGATTAGAATTATCCAATACTGCAAACCGCATATCATCGTCAACACTTTCTGGTATTTTATTCAAATCATAGGCTTTGTTTTCTAAGGTTAATATCCTCATTTTTATTATTTCCAATCAACTTTTTCAATAGTAAATGGGTACTGTGCTTCTTTATAGAACTTTTTACGTTCAGTTAAGTGGCGCTTCGCATACTTGCATGTTGATGTCAAGTCCCATATTTGTACGAAGTCTTTGTCCTTTGCCTTTCTTACGCCTCTACCAATACTCTGAATTACCCTAACAAAACTTTTTCCAGGCTCGAGCAGAACAAGATTAAAGATACGAGGAATGTTAAGACCCACAGCAGCAACTCCATAGGTTGCAATGATAACTTGGTTAGTACCTTCTCTAATCGTGTCGTATGTTTCTTTTCTATCCTTTACCTTAACCGAACCGCTGATAAATGTGCTGTTGGGTATAAGCTTTTGTAGTTCTTCGCCTGCTGTGATTCTGTCTACCAGTATTAGTGTGTTGCCTGATTCTTTGATTGTGTTTAATAATTTGCCTAGATATTCTATTCTATCTTGATTTGTAACAAGATACTTTAATTCTTCTTGATAGCCGCTGTGTGCTACTGTGTCAATCAACTGTACCACATTGACGTGGCATTGTGCCAACACACCCTTGTCTTGTAGTTCCTTGGCACTGATCTGTCCAATAACCGGACCGAGACTAGCATGAATTGATTCAAACTCAAACTTCTCTTTGGGCACTGTGCCAGTTAGTCCCCAACGAATAGGAGCATTGCGTAGGTTGCGAGTCAGTAGGTTCTTAAGCACCTCTGCCTTGGCTTGGTGTACTTCGTCAACAATAACAGTGCTCACACCTTCTAAAAATTCAGCCAGTGATAGCACTGCTGATCCGTCCTTGTGCTTCTTGTCTAATATGTTTAGACTTTGCCAAGTACAGATAGTGTGAGTCTTACCCAGTTGCTTTCTGTCTCCGAAATACACCCCTACGTCGAGCCCACAGTTGATATAGTCTTCTTCAGTTTGTTCGACAAGTGATTTGTTTGGAACAATAACTAGACTACGACCGTAGGGCTCGCTTATGTGTGAAAGTGTTGCTGTGGTAATTGTTTTGCCTGCGCCAGTGGCAATCTGTTGCAGGCTTTGTGGATGGGCTAAAAAGTTATTAATTGCTTCGACTTGATAATCACGAAGCATAATAAGTTCACCCGCATCTGGGTGTCCTTTGGGCCAGCGTATATCTTGATCAGCCCAATAGCGTTCAGTAACTGGATCAAAATCTATATCAATTGGATGCCTACGATCATCAATGTCTACAATTTGTACTTTGTTTTTTTGTAGAATAGCCTGTACAACATCAAGGTGATTGATGTATCCGCTTCCGCTAATACCGAAGAATGCAACTTTACCATCCCAACGCCCAAGCTTGTACTGCGGCATGTGCTTGGCATAAGGCACTTCAAACTTAAGAGCATTGGCTAGTTGTCTTCTAACATCAACGTCAACTCCTTCTAATTTGAAATTTACTTCATCTTCTATAATTAATTTACATGTAGTCATAGGATTTCTTTACTCTAAATAAACTAGGTTCTTTGTCATGACATACAATTAGATCGCACATATCATTTATATAATGATTATTGAGTGTATGAGATCTTACACCTGTTAGTGTCAGTGTAGCAACAGGCTTCCACTCAGTGTTGACAAGAAGTTTAGGAAGCTTAGTTTTGTTAATATATACTATTTTAGTAGAATTGTCAAGCCAATTGTTTAGTTTGTTATCCTGTATAAAATTATTTAAATTATATTTGTCAGTGGTGTCAACTCTAAACAATACTGTTTGCAATTCGGCAGGAACAAAATACGAAAATGCATCGTACACACTTGATACTTGTTCAAGTGCTGCATCGTGGTCAATAACAACCAATAATGGAAATCTATCCAGACTTACAATTGCTTTTGCAAGTTTATTTAAATCAAACGCAGCAGGATCAATGTTGACAACTGTATCGTTTCTAAATGCAATTTTATCAACAAGTGTATCTGTATTGTCAGCACTTATCGAATCGATTCCATATCTTCTTTTTCTATCAACTAATTTAACAAGATCAGATTCAGTGATGGCGCCTAGCTCGTTGTAAATTAATTTATATGCGTTTTGGCTCAAGTTTAATATCTTGGTACCCTTCACATGTACCAAATATTCTTCTTTGTTATCTGTAACTGCTTTTATTTTATCATAGTATTCAAGCAAAACTGGATCAATTTCAAATTGTTTTTTAACAAACGCTTCAACAATGTCCTTTACTGTATTTTCAGTGAGCCTAAAATAATGTTCGTGCGTGCCGCTTTTGTGACTATAAATCTTACGATGCTGATTGGAAATCTTTTCAATCAATTGAATTGTTTTCTTGGCAAATGGAAATTTGATTTTAATCCATTTCCAGTTTTCTTTCCTAGCTTCATACGGTGCTGAGCCCGCCATTTCAACAGTTGATACAATTTTTATATACTGACTTCTGTCTACAATCCGTAAAGGCATTCTTAGAGAATCAAAATGCAGTTCAATGTCAAATTCAAACTGCTCCTTGTAAGCAAGCAATTTAGTTTTAACTAGCGCATGTTGCTTATCTGTAAGCGAATTTCCTTTTTTGACCTGGCGAGATATACTGGTCAAAATAGATACATCGGCTGAGCTAACTTCTAGGCTGTCGACTAATAGGTGTAAAATATCTTCTATATACATACGTTTAATATAACGTATTACAATTGGTTTGTCAATCTTTTCAATGGTATGCCTTGTGAAATTTCTTCAACGGTCCACTCTGTGTGAGCATAGTCGTTGAGCCACTGTGTTCTATCTGGCTGTAGAGGAGATTCTATGTCGTGTATAAAGTCTATGTCATTGGCCGCGTCGTACGCCAGCGAGCTGGTGCCTACAAACGCTGCTACGCCTTCTAGTATGCTGTGTATGCCCGGGTTACTGCTGTAGCTTACAGTGGCCCATATATTGTCAAAGTTCATATCAAAGTCATCATAGGTTCCTAATAGATGCCGAGGGTCCTGTCTATAAACATGCTTCAGTCCTCTTTCTATTTCGGGCAAGCGACATCTAGGATGTGGTCGAAATATTATGGGGCGGTCAGTGTGCTTGCGTATTTCGTCGTAGGTTTTTAAGAACCAGTTGCTCATACTGGGTTGGCCTTGCCACTGTAAACTTTTGTCGTGCTGACCGCATATGAGAATATATTCGCCGGTACTGCGCCAAGGTTTTAGTTCAACACCTAGCGCCTGCGCTCTCGTTCCATCATTACCACCATCATTGAAGTAGGCATCTCGGTTGATGCCATTGAGCCCCACTTTCCACGTTGTGCCTCTTTTGATGCCGCCTACTTCAAGAACAATAACAGGCCTTTTTTGTTTGTATATTAATTTGTTCTGAGCCATACGACCGTGCCATAGAACACTCCAGATAACATTAACATCGCAGTTGTTAGAGTTCTCAACACAGGTATGTCCTTGAGATGCTGCACCTTGAGCAAATGCATTAAATACCGGCTTGCTATTTAGAGCGCCATATTGTGTCCATATACTAAACTTCATTGTGTAAATACCATGTAACATATTTAACAAGGAAAAACAGTTGACTAAAATTTCTGTAGTATCAACATTTCATAAGCCAGTATTAGATTTATACGGACAACGGTTTCTAGACAGCTTTAGTAAAAATGTCGATTCAAAAATAAAATTATTTTTGTATGCTGAAGATTGTACACCTGTGGTCAATGACAATCGAATTTTTATATTAGATCAGAAAACAGAACTACCCGAGTTGATTAAATTCAAAGAACGTTGGAAAGATGTTCCAAAGGCAAATGGAAAATGCCCTCCTGAAATAAAAGCAAAACGTCCTAGAGACTGGAACAAAGAATTTAAATGGGATGCTGTGAGATTTGCCAACAAAGTATATGCTGTGTTTGATGCAGCACAGCGTTGTGAAAGCGACTGGATTGTATGGATGGACGCAGACATGTACATACATTCTCATATGCCCAAGCAAGCATTCGAATCCTTATTGCCAAACAATTCATGGCTGAGCTATTTAGGAAGAGGAAAGAAATGGCCAGAATGCGGATTTTACGGTATTAATTTACGCAGTACTGAAGGCAAAGAATTCTTAAAAGAGTTTGAAAAATCTTATCAAGATGCCGAACATGGTATTTTTCAAATGGATGAATGGCATGATAGTTACGTATTTGAAGAAGTACGTAAAAGTATTTTTACCAAGTTTCCTAATACACCAATCTATAACATCAGCGGAAATATAATCAATGGCGAAGGGCATCCACTGATCAACAGCGATCTTGGAAAATACATGGATCATCTAAAGGGTGACAGAAAAGAACTTGGAAAAAGTATCAAGTCTAAAGATTTGGTTGTTAAACGAACTGAAAGTTATTGGCAATAATTACGCATGTGACGCCAGCAAGTGCCATCTTCTAATTCACTAAATTTCCAATGAAACATACTAATGCGTTCTAGCCAACGTTGTCTATCAAACTGTTTGGGATTTTCGATTAAGCTAAAGTCAGTGTTTGCAACTTCAGCACATTGACTTTTTTTAGGATCGGTAATAAAAGCATGATAACCTTGTATAATAGGTCCTACTACAGCACTGCTATTGTGATTTACAACTGCCCATGCATTTGTCAAGTCTGTTTCTAATCCTGCATTACCTAAACTAATATGTACATTAGGAAGATTTTTTAGTCTAGTTGTTCTGTTGTGCAAATACACAGCCGCTCTTTTGTCCCCAGGATGTGACCTGATTATAATTGGACGTTGGGTGTATTGTCTAATTTTTTTAATTGTGTCTAGTGCCCAGTCTTGAACATCTAGCCCATTCATGCTCCATCCGCCGTTGCGTTGTAACATAACTACAATGTTTTTACCAACTGTTTTATAATTTTCTAGGACAATATCATTATCTAAAGATATTTGTTGCCATCTTTTGCTGTCAATAATGTCGTCACAATATATTCCAGTGTTAGGAAATATACCATTGAAACTGTATCTCAAATATCCATGAAGATTTTTTTTATTCCTATATAAAAATAAATTAGCATCAGCACATGTTACAAACTTACGTTTTTGCAGTTGTGTATCGATTAGTGCTTTTCTTAATGTTAGGTGACGAGAAGAAACATCATCATAAACCCATCCTTGTATAACTGCCATATCACAGTCGAGTAAATCATAACCAGAATGTAAAATTCCAGTATCTCCAATTTTATTAACTCCAGTTATAAATTTTTTCAACAGTTCTATTTTTTGAGGATTTGAATTTTTTGCAGGAACTGTACTTAAATAACTAACTATCTTCATTTACAACTTTCCAAGCATATCCAGATCTCATTTCTTTTGATGTAAACTGGCAATAAGATAAATGTGCTGCAAATTTAATAATTTCCTGTTGGGTAGGCAAACTAAGTCTTTCTATAGAATTAAGATCAACATCGCATATTGCACTTGCTGCATTAGGAGCCAACGCTATAGCCGGAACACTATAAAGTATTGCTTCTGTAGCAGCAATACTATTAAATGTAACCAAGCAATGTGTATTTTCTAAGGCTTTCCATATAGTATTATTGGTTACTCGTTCTGATCTGCTGGGCTTTTTTCTGATTTCAATCGGCCTATTGGTTTTAGATTTAATCGTATCTATAACAGTTTCTAGCCACTCGTTCAATTCTAGATTATAAAACTTCATTACCTTTTCACTAGGCGGACAAATTAAAATCTTATTTCCTGGTCTTGGATTTCTATACTTCCAGTTTAGTTTTTGTAATCTATCTACCGGCCTATCTTTTAAAGGTCCTATATGTTGTAAAGCATTTTTTGTAATTCTGTGATAATCTTTCTTAGTACCCGGTTGAACATATCCAGTATCAATAGCGTAAAAATCAATGTTGTTTTCTTGGCAGTGCTTAATAGCTCGCTGGCTGTCTGTGGCTAGCCCTCTTATAACCAACGGACAATCAGTTTTATCTTTTTCTAAATCCCACTTAGATAACATGCCAGTAGATCCTAATACAAAATCTTCAAGAATTGGATCATAATTATAATTACGAGTGTTATTGTCATAATCTGTGTTATGAATAGATCTAACTCTTATTGGCTTAGGCATATTAATTTCCTTGGGTGTGTAGAATAACTGTTCAGGATCGATTATTTCGTTAATAGTATTATTGATCAATGTTAAAAAATAATCAGGTAATGTTAACTCATTGATGCCAATTACTTTATTTTCTAAATATATTATTCTTTTTTTTTATCTTCTAGTTGAGTGTAAAGATAATGACGTTCTGCATTATACCATTCACTGGCATATTCGCAATCTTTGTATTCTTTAAACCAAGGACCTCCCTCGGTATAATGTAGCGCCTTTGGTTCTCCATTAACTGATTGTTTGTACCAACCAACCAACCAATTCCACTCGTGACTTATTTGTCCTATTTCGCTATCGTTCAACCAACTAAAGCGATGCAAGTACGCTCCGGTTACTCGAGAGTTGTTGACCAATTCTCTGTTTAATTTTTTATTACTGACATGCCCGCAATTGATTAGCATCATACTTGACCAATTTTTTCTTGGATAAATGGTTTGCTGTTGCCCATCCATCTTGGTGCCTTCTTTGGGTGTATAATCGTGATGCGCACACATTACTGCATAGGTATCGTTAACTTGATCAAATAGATTTTTAATATCGTCTAAAAATACAAAATCGCAATCAATGAACAATGCCCAGCCGTTAAAACCCATTAATTCTGGAATTAGAAAACGAGTAAATGTAAATTCAGTTGATGCTAATTTATCTACATCTCTCCAATACGTTCCTTGTTTTCTAAGTATTTTTTGTTTTAACGGAATTACTTCAACTGGCACACTAGCATGATCTAGTATACTTTGTTTGCACACTTGATATGCGATATCTTCTCTACTGTCCCAGCCTACAAATATTTTTAATGGGTTAATCTCTTCGTTCAATGTCATTCTCCGTTAGTTCTTTGCCCATCCATACTTCAACAACTTTAGCTGTGTTGTTGCCTATGTTAGTAGCTTTGTGCCATGTGTTTCGAGGAATGTCTATACTATCTCCGGCTGCGTATATTTTTGAAGTAGTATACTCGTTTTGAAATTCTAAATCCATGCGTATCTTGCCTTCAACAACATGCCAATGTTCACTGCGTTTAAAATGGCGTTGGTCACTAAGTGATTTACCTGCATCAAATGCTAATTGTTTTACTTGCCATCCTTCGCCGTTGTCCAACACAGTGTACCTGCCCCATGCACGTTCTGTAGTTGGCTGACTCCATTCTTTGAGTATCCAACTTGAACTATTCTTTTTATCCTCGCCGCCAACTTCAAACACAAACTCGACATCTTTATGATTGCCATATAATGTCTGTTCAGGAATTGTACCAGGAGTTCGGTCGCCGCCGTTGGCAACAATAACTTTTGCATTGGTTGTTTGTAGTATATAATTAATTGCATTTGAAGTGCCACCTTGATTGTCATCAGTAAACCCAATAACTCGATCAACCACTTCTAAACTTTTAATAATAGTTGTACGTTCTTCAAAAGACATAAAAGGGCGACCCTTTTTGTTGACTAACCACTCGTCTGAATTAACGCCAACCCATAACTCGTCGCCTAATTTTTTTGCTGCTTGGAAATAGGCAATATGTCCTGAGTGTAGTGGGTCGTATCCTCCTGATACAAATACAATATGTTTCATGTAGTTATTTACATATCACCATCCAAAGATGTAATCTTTTCTGACGTTACTCAGTTGTTTAGCACCAAGCTGTTTTAAATAGGTAGCAGCACAATACTCTGATTCAGGATGCTGTTCGACAACTATGATAGGTTTGTATTTTAATATAGTTTGCTCGCCGCCTTTGATCACTTCAAGCTCATGTCCTTCGCAATCAATTTTTAATAATCCAAATTTTGGTAAATCAAGATCATCCATGCGTTTGATATCTATGGAGCCTGTGCCTATTTCACTAACATAACTACTACCAGTATTTTCAGCATTGTAAACCATTTCAATCTTGTTATTTACACTGCCTAATGCGTGTTTGTGTATTTTTATGTTACGGCCATGCAGATTCTTTTCTAAGCATTGATATACCGGTGCTAGTGGTTCAAACGCAATAACATGATTAAACTTTTTTGTTAATGGTCTTGCCCAAAGTCCAACATTAGCACCTACATCAACTGCAATATAAAAATCTTTTACATACTTGTATGCTTCATCTCTAGTGTCGTCTTGATACTCAGCAGGCCCGCCATTTTTAATACGCTTGGCAATCAATCGTTCAAAATGATTGTCAGAGTCTGGCATCCAATAGTTGTAAACCTGTTTCATGCCTTTTCCAATACAACAATATATTTTGTTACATGAATCGGAGGACCTTTTTTTACTGTCACGTCTCGTTGAATTATTTCCTCGTGTGTGATATTCCAGTTCTTTAATGATTTAATTTTGTGTTTCCACCATTTTGGATTTTCAATTATTAAATGTGCATTCCTTCCGTCACTCAATGACTTTTTAGCAGGATGACATGCAATTAAATGATATTGATATCTAGTGGCCCTGTTGCATAAATCGTGCAGTGTTTCGTCTAACAATTCTGGTTCGACGTGTTCTAATACATCACTACTATAAATTAAATCAACTGCATCAGGTAAGATAATTGGACTGGTTACTGGATCATAACTAAACAGGTTTATATTTGGATATGTATTTTTTATCGTATTAGAGGTTAGGCCTTTTCCGCACCCAAAGTCTAAAATACTATTAATATTATATTTGTTGATTATTGTATCAACGATGTTAGGAATACTGCTTGCTCGACCAAAACTGTTTATGTTGTGTAGTATTTTTAATTCATTTAAATATTCAGGTGAGTGGGCCATAGTATTCCTTATAACGCTGCGTCTTCCATTCCCGCAACTCTTAGTTTTACAATATTAGTTATCTGCCATTGTTTCTGATCCAGTCCTTTTAATAGTCCTAGCCATTTGTTTCGCAGGAGAGCAAATTCGTTAATAATCTTTTCATAATCAACTACATCTGCTTCGCCGTCTACATATCTTTCAACATCTCTACTGCTCAATGCACGTTGATAGTTTTCAAGATATTTTTTAAAAAATGAGCTACGCAATCTACGTAGCTCAATGTTTAAGTAGTTTAATATTGCTTCAATTTCTTGAAGTTGATTAAATCGGTACTCAACAATGCCCGGCATTTCTGATGCTGCCTTTTCCACATTGCCCTTGAGTTTGACTTCAGAACGAGCTATTACTAGCTCGTTCTCGAAGTATTGTATTGCTGCTGGGATCTCGTTGATATCTCGGCTTACCCGGCTGTACCAACCCATTACTCGTCCTCGAAATCATCG